GGAGATTGTCTACTAGCCGAGACGTTTGGTTTGAAACCAAAGTTAAAGTTTCTGATTCGGAAGGAAGCGCCATTGAGTTGTGCGTAGGTTTGACTGTGAACTTTGCTACTAATCCAGAAGCTATGCTTACGGCTGCTGATCGCATTGTGTTCCAGGTTGATGATGGTGACACTAACATCGATTGTGTCACGGAAAAAGATGGTACAGCCACTACTACTGATTCTGGAGTAGACATAGCTGACGATACTTACGTCACGTTAGGGTTCCATGTGAAAGGTACAGGATCTGTAGAGTTTTTTGTAAACAGAAACTTAGTTGCCACGCACACTGACAACATACCAGACGATGAAAATCTGGCTATTGGCGCTATGGAGCTTTCGGGTTCTGCAACAGGCACGAAGGCTGCTACCATCGATTATTTATTTGCTGCACAAAACCGATAGGGGTTGTAAATGGCGACTACTAAAAAACCTACCGAAAAGAAGGCCCCTGCTAAAAAACCTGCGGCTAAAAAGACGACTAAAAAAGCGTCTACTTTGCCCCCTGTGGGAAGCGCAGAGTACAAAGCTATGGTCCTTCGAGGTGAAATCAAGGAGTAGTGTATGGCAGGATCAGATGTTAAAGCTGTTTTTATTACGGCTGACACGCAAGCCTTAGATGCCGATGGGATTTCAACTGCTGCTGCTGTGGGTAACAACGCTAATTTGACAATTGGCGGTGCGCTTGCTGATAGTGGCAGTTGCACGTTTAGTTCAGGACGAATAGTTACTATTTTGTCTGCCGGTGACGATTCTGGGATTTCTTTTACAGTCACAGGGACTGATGTGAATGGAGACTCTCAAACAGAGTCAATTACTGGGGCAAACGCGGGAACTGCGACGGGATCAAAGTATTTTAAAACCGTTACAGCTATTGCAGCCGTAGGCGATCCAGCGGGTGATGTTTCGGCTGGGATTAACAATTCTGCTGCAGACGTTATCTTTGCAGGAAGAACAAGGCTGAAAGGTGCGTACATTGTTAACTCCGGCACGGCGGGCACTATTGATTTTTTGATTACTTCGCCCACGGGCACAAGTACGATGAAAATTGGTACGGTAGCGAGTGCAACTGTAAATAGGGACGTAGCTATTCCAGAAGAAGGCGTTTTGTTTACGGCAGGAGCTTACATACAGTATACGCAGTCCACGTTTACCACTATGACTGCCTTTCATGCGTAAAACGATATGGCAACGGTAAAGAACGTAAAAAGGCTGCCTTCTGGGCGAATAGAGTATCGTGGAGAAACGTTTTCTGGGTATAACCAGCCAAAGCGTTCCAAGGGCGGTTCTAAAAAATCTGTAGTTTTAGCTAAAAAAGGTGATCAAGTTAAGATGGTTCGTTTTGGCGATCCGGATATGACCATTAAAAAAAGCCAGCCGAAACGTAGGAAGAGTTTTAGAGCCCGCCATAATTGCGATACCGCAAAAGATAAGTTCACGGCGCGTTACTGGTCGTGTGAGGCGTGGTAGATGAATCGCGCCTCTATGCCAAAAGGACTCACCTATTATAGAAAGGGTGGCGGAGCTTCCAAAAAAAGCAAAGGAAGCAAAATCTGTCCTGCAGGAAAAGCGTGGGCAAAACGCACTTTCGATACCTACCCGTCTGCTTATGCAAACATGGCGGCGTCTAAGTATTGCAAAGACCCTAATTACGCAAAAAAATCCAAAAGGAAAAAAGCCTGATGGGCGAGTTGAAAAAATGGCGTGATCAAAAATGGGTGCGCATTGATAGCAGCGGGAATATTGTCGGTGACTGTGGCACCTCAAAAGACAAAAAAAACCCAGACCGTTGTCTCCCTTTAGCTAAAGCACGTTCGTTAAGCAAGTCAGAACGAGCGGCCACGGCAAAAAAGAAAAAACGGGAGGGGGCAAAAGGCAAAACGGTTGTCAAAAACACGAAGAAAGCAACAGTTAAAAACATGTCTCGTGGCGGTGGCGTACGGCAGGAGATTGCAAAAGGGTGCGGCGCTGTGTTAAACGAGCGTCGAAAAGTAACAACATATACGTGAGGTGGTTATGCCGGGTTCAAGAGTAAACATAGGTAACGCAGCCGTCAGGAAACAAAAAAACAAGGGCGGCACAAAGAAAAAGCGCATGATGAATAAGGGCGGTGCTGTTAAAAAAGGCCAGATGCAAAACAAAAATAGTCCTGTCAAAAAGCGCATGATGAATAAGGGCGGTGCTGTTAAAAAAGGCCAGATGATGAACAAAGGCGGCACGAAGAAAAAGCGCATGATGAATAAAGGTGGTGCGGTTAAAAAACTAACGCCATAGCAATAAATGGCGTATTTACAGTCAAACATCCCGTACTTTAAATGTTGGGTGCGGCGGGAATATACGCACAACCATGAAAAATATCATGGCGAGTTTATTCATGCTATGGCTGTGGCTGTTACAACAATGCCCACTCGTTGCTTGTCTTTCCAAGTCATATTCACAGGGGCAGAAGTTGATACAGATGATGAAAACGTACACGGTGGCGCAATGTGGGCTAGAATGCCGATTACCGGTTTAATTGCTGATTCGGACTACGAAGGTTGGCCCGAACCTATGCCTGTTTGGGCAGCCCAACCTTGGGATTGTTCGTCCCATAACCACTCGGTTTATGTTTTAGATCGAGCTACCCCGTGTCCCTGGATTGCTAAAATAGATGGCGAGTTTTACCCGGCAAAGTACTATTTCACAGTTGATTACGCTGAAAATGAGATAGCCGATGACCCGGCTCAACACAAACAATCGCATGTACTGGAGTTGTTAGATGCAGGTAAATGGACGGGTAATATCGTAGCCTTGCCGAACAACAGGGTGCGAGTAACACATCCTGCGTGGTTTTCTACTGGAGAAGGCGCTCCTGATTTTAAACCTTCTCAGCACATTCATTACTCAAAAAGCGAGTTAGATTACACGTTGGACGTTAACAAGGTTTTTGATAACCTTTATTCTCCTGAAAAACCTGTTCGCAAACCGCGCCGTCGCAGGAAGAAAAAATAATGGCTACAAGTGGAAGCAAAGATTTTGAATTAGACGTTGCTGAGTACGTCGAAGAAGCGTTTGAACGTTGCGGTTTAGAAGTTCGAACTGGTTACGATTTAAGAAGCGCCAAACGTTCTCTTAACTTACTGTTTGCGGATTGGGCCAACCGTGGGTTAAATCAATGGACCATTGAAGAGGTATCCATAACGTTAGCTACGGGCATTAGGGATTACCCTGGTGGAACTTTAACAATGACAGTGGGTTCCTCTACTAGTTTTTCTGTTGGAGAAACTCTTACTGGAGGCACTAGCGCAGCAACAGCCAGCGTTACCAGTAAACCTTCTAGCACCACCTTGGCTATCACAATACCTTCTGGGACTTTTTCCAGCGGAGAAACAATTATTGGCGGCACCAGCGGTGCGTCAAGCACTCTAGCGGCGGCTGTAGATTTAACGAACGTTCAGTCTACAATTGATATTTTGTCGGCAGTGGTAACCCGAGACAGCACTGATTTCGAAATAGAAAGAGTAAGTCGTTCAAGTTTTCTCAACATACCCAATAAGTCACAATCCGGTAGGCCAAATCAATTTTTTCTAAACAGGCAAATAACGCCTGTGTTACAAATTTGGCCCGCACCAGAAAACGATACCGACATTGTTAAATTTAATAGGTTAACTAGAATTGACGATGCGGATGCATACACCAACACTGCAGAAGTACCTTTTAGGTTTTACCCTTGTTTAACAGCCGGTTTGGCTTACTATCTTTCTATGAAAAGAAACCCGCAACTTATGGGTGCTTTAAAAACAATTTACGAAGAAGAATTACAACGGGCTCTTGACGAAGACCGAGATAGGGCTTCTTTAAGAATAAGCCCCTCTTACGAAACCTATAGGTCGTAAAAATGGGAGCATTTGCCAGAGGAAAATACGCATACGGAATATCAGATAGATCTGGTTTTCGTTACAAATTAAATTCGATGAAACGCGAATGGAATGGTTCTTTGGTCGGACCAGATGAGTTTGAACCAAAACAACCTCAACTGTATCCGCCACCTAGCGCGAGCGATCCTCAAGCGTTAAGAAACGCCAGACCAGATCGTGTCGAACCAACTGTTGTAGTGGTTGGGGTTCCCCTCGTGGTAGAAACAACGTTTACTCCTATCCGTGGTATTGGTCAGGTTGGAACTGTTACGGTGAGCACAACATGAGTTTTACATACGCAACTTTAAAAACAGCGGTGCAAGATTATTGTGAAACGTCGGAAACCACGTTTGACACACAACTTCCCACTTTCATAAAAGAGTCCGAAGAACGTATTTTAAAAAACGTAGAGCTTCCGGTATTCAGAAAGAACGTCACAGGTAACGCTACCAACAACAGCACTTATTTATCGACGCCTAGTGATTTTTTAGCGCCATATAGTCTGGCTGTAATAAAAGATAGCGAATACTCGTATTTGTTATTTAAACACGTTTCTTTTGCGCGAGCCTACACCCCCAACGCTTCTACTACAGGTACTCCTAAGTATTATGCGTTGTTTGATGACACTACGTTTATCTTAGCTCCCACTCCAGATAGTGGTTACAGTTTCGAATTGCACTATAAATACCGTCCTGCGTCTTTGACCGCAGGGGCGGACAGTGGC